ACAGGTCCCGGCAGTCTTGAAACGCCAAATCATCGGTCGCCCCGCGGACGCTAGAGCTTCCGCAAAGCAGCGCCAACAAACAGATCGGTACCAGATAAACCAGCCTTGCACGGTTCGGTAGTCGCACAATCCGCGTCATCTTAAAGTTCCCCTAAAGGATCTTTCCAATACCCTCCGAAAGCTACAACCATGGGTAGATAGATGCAATAACTTTTATGTTTTTTGCCACTTTCCCGTGTTCCAGTCAAATATCATTCCCTGAAACCGGCCGAAAATAACTAAATACGCCAAACGTTCTGCGCGCCCGAGACCAAAGGCAATATCATAAGGCACCCCGCAATGGACGAGATACAAACAGTCCATCAATGCGGGATGCCGACTCAGTTTCCCGCTTCAGTTACCATCTCTGCCGTCGATGCCGAAGGCAAAAACCCATCAACCGCCACAACACCGCCTGTTCCCAAGCGCTCCAGGACGGCCTCCACATTCGCCTCGCTGGTCGGGAACGGCACCGGCACATCATCAATCATCGAAACAGAAGCGGCAATGAAAGCCAGATCAAAATATGGATCATTTACGGAGAGCGACGGCCCCAAAGCTTTGTAGAGCCGCAACTGCTCCAACACCCCCATGTGCCGCAACTGAATCTTCCGCCCGGCTTTATCCGTCACAATTTCCGTCATCACACCCGTACCCGCCCAGAAGCATAAAAATCCAGCCGCTGCGTCACCGCCGCATCCCCCTTATACTGCCCCGCCGAGGTCAGCTTAAACACCGCCCCATTAAACTGATACGTCGAGGTCGACCCATCCGGCTCATTCACATACTGATACAACGTTCCAGCCCCAATCGACTGCCCCGCCAGATACGCCGCCTCAATCTGCGCAATAAAATCATCCGCCGCCGAGGACCCGCGGTCCAGCGAAAAACTCCCCGTCCACCCCTTCGGCAACTCCGCCCCCAGCTGCACCCCATCCAGCCGGTCCACCCGCACCGCCATCGTCATCTGGCGCGCCTCAAACCCCGTCACATGCGCCAGATCCACCCGGCCAAACGGCCCCATCACCACAATCTGGCAGTCGCTGCCAACGGAAAACGTATTATACGGCATATCCCTGCTCCTACCTCAAACGCCTTACGGTATCGTCTGCACACTCACCTGCACCGTCTGCCCGCCCTGCACATTCACAATGAACTTCTCATTAATCGCCTGGTACTGCACCTGAACATCCGCCTGCACATAGCCCAGCCCCGTCCGGCTGGGCGGGTTGTTGCTCGCATCGCACACCACTGCAAACGGCAGCGCGCCATTCGTGCTCCCGAGCAACCCCTGGCTCAGCAACCCATTCAAAAACGCCAGCAGCGTGGCACGGATATTCTGGAACAGCGTGGTATTCACCAGCTGCCCAACATACGCCCCCATCCCGCTTGCCAGCGTGCTCGCAATATAATTCGTCAGCCGCGTATAGTTATCCCCATTGGTGGCCGCGTTAGACGAGGAGTTATGCCCGCCCCGCACCCCCCAATACGCCCCGCCCGGCTGCGGATTGGCAATCACATCAATCCCCGCCCCCAGCAGCGCCGCAAGATCAGCGGTCGCATACGTGCTCGCCGTCCCCACCCCCGGCTGGCCGGATTTCTGCGTCCCAATCACGCCATAAAGCGGTTTATTTAAAGACGACTGCTCCGGCGACAAATTCGCCAGCCGCCCCGCCACAAACCCCTGCGGGGAAACCAGCCGTATGAGCGCATTCGCCTGGTCAGACCAATACACCCAGTCCCCAAACATCATCTTCGCGGCGTAACTATCAATCCCGGCCTCGGCCTTCATCGTCACCGCATTGGCAATATTATCGCCGGCCGGCCCGGTCAAAATCATATAAACGCTCTCGGCAAGCCCAAACTCGGCCTGCACACCCCATTGCGTCGAATCATCCGCATCCGCCAGTAGCGCAATCGCGCATCCCTGCCCGCGCAGCGCATACATTCCCAGCCGCGGCAGCGTATCAACCCCAACCAGCGTCGCCGCCGTAATGCTCACGGCGCCATCGCTCCCCGGCGTGCCCGAGCTGAACGAGAACGCCCCCGCCACCGGCGTCGCCACACCCCCCAGCGCCGTCGCAACAATCAATTGCGAAGGCCCCCGCAGCACGCCATTCCCATTATTCACCGCATTGGCAAGATTAGCCCAGAACGTCGCCCCGCTGCCCGAAATATTATCATACACCTCCGGGCTCTGCCCCGGCAGCGCGACAGACATCCGCCACGTGCTCGCCGCCGAACCCGCGGAAAATGTCAAGGTCAGCTCCGTCCCGAAACTGCCTGTATACAGCGCGGTAAACGTCACGCCGCCGAGCACCGTGATCGAGGCCGCCGTATCCGTCCCATCCGTAACCCGAACGCAACGGAAATTCCCCGCCCCCTGCTGCACCGCGGTCGCAACCTGCGTGCCCATATCATGCTTGCGCGGCATCACGGCGCCAAAAGCCGCGGCGTAATCGCTCATGCTGCCAATAACCGTGGGCTCCCCCACCGGCCCCCAGCTCGCCGTGCCCACCACGCCCAGAACATCCGTCGGCACCCCGTTCAACAGCAAAGACTGCGGCGGCACAATCTGCACATAAAGATCAGGCACGATCAGCGCGGTCGTGTTGATCGCGCCCTGTTGTACAATCGGCATGGTTCAGCCCTCCTTGGCCGTAATGCGCACCACGGAACTCGCCTGCGGCCCCGCCAGAACTTTTTCGACCATCACCTGGTCCGCAATCAGATCACCGCGCTTGAACCCGGCAAAGGGCTTCAGCACCACAAGATGAAATTTCATGGAATGTCCTTGTAAGAAAGCGGTCGCTTTTTTGAAAAAAAGCTCCGCAAAAAACTTCTGCGAATCTGGGCCCTAGCCCAATTAACCCGTCATGGCCGCAAAAGCGGCCATCCACGCCTTAATTGCTTAGCCATACCAACAACCATGCCCTCAGGACAAAAGTTTTTTGCGGAGCTTTTTTACAAAAAAGCGACCGCTTACTTACGCCACTGGCAAATCCTCAACAAAGCCCGCATTGGCCGACAAACTCGCAGCCCCAAACAACATCGCCGGAATCACCTGCGAAACCGTCGTCGGATACTCAACCGAATACGTCAGATCCCGCCGGTACAGCGCCGCATCCGCCGCCCCATCCTGCGCCTCGCTATTGGTAAAAATCACCCGCGCATAAGACCCATCCGCCAGCGGAACAAAATTCACGCCCGCCAGTGCCTGGTCCACAACGGGCGCCACCGCATCCCGGCTTGCCGGATCCGGGCACCACATGGAAATCTTAAACTCCTGGGCCTGGCGCTTGATCTCCTGCAACGCCCCCGCCCCGCTCACCACCCGCGCCTCAAACCGCGCCGCCCCCGGCACCCCCACGCTCGTGCCGGCATATTCCACCAGCCACCCGGCCGAGCGCAAAATCGCCGCCAGATTGCTCGCCACCGTCGCCGGGCTATCATTACCCTGCACTGCATAGGCATAGGCCGAATCTTTCACCACCACGCCGGCCAGCTGCCCCACCGCGCAAGCCCCGCTGAACGTCGCGGTTTCCCCGGCCACCGCGACACGCAACACCGTCAGCACCGGCGCCACCGTAATCCATTTCCGGGGATACCGCGTCACGTTTCGCGCCGGCGAACCTCCCGCCGCCACGGACACATGCACCACCCCCGCTGCCAGGTCCGCATCCAGCGCCGGCGCCGTCGGATAGCCCCGATACACCCGGCAGATATTCCCAATCACACTCGTCGCCGCCGTCCCTTCAGGGTACAGCGCATTCGCCACAATCGCCGCCAGCGCGGTCTCCACATCCGCCTGGTCCGCCATCAGCTCACCGCCTGCACCAGCGAGAGGCGCCAGACCGCGGAAACCTGTTCCACCGCCGTTACCACAAACCGCTCATTTCGATCATTGCTCAAAATATCCGCCACATGCGGCAGCACGCCCTCCACCCGCGGCAGCAGCGCGGTAAATCCCGGCACCTTGGTATCATCGGGCAGCCCAGCCCGCGTATGGTCATCCACCCCGCCCACCAGCAAACTCGCCGGAAACGCAGCCACCAGCTTTGTCTCCGTCCCCGGCAGCACCGCGCCATAGGCGTTCAGCCCCGCCAGCACCGGTGCCGCCGGCCGCGCCAGGTCCACCACCGCATTCGTCATCACCACCAGCATCGGCTTTGGCGGCTCTATGGCCGCCACAAACACCGTCCCCTCGGGCCCCGCCAGATAATCACCCTCCCGCAGATAGCTCCAATCCGCCCAGGCCTGCCGAAACGGCACGCCAAAGCCGCTGGGCGCGGCCACAGAACCCCCAGGCAGCACATAGGCCACCGCTAACCGCAGAAACCGCTTATCCAGCTCCACAGGCGCCTCCGGCCCGTCCGGCCGATACGCATCATGCAGAAACCCCGCCCGCCGCGCCGCACACCCGGCGCCATAGGCAAGCCGGTCCGCCAACCTCACCCCATCCATCTCACACCACCAGCGTCACGCCGGCCTGCGCCAGCGCCGGTCCGGGCGGCACGCCCAGAAACCCGCAAAACCGCCGCCGCCAGCTATCAAACAGATTGCTCCGGTCCCGCAGCTCATCGGCATTATGCGTCCACGCCGCGGCATTCTCAGTGTCCAGATTCTCTGAGGTCGTCGGAATCACCGCCTCAAGTGTGGCAAGTGTGGAGAGATATTGCAGGCTCACGGCAATCTCCGCCGGCGCCAGATTATTCATCCGATACTCCAGCGTCCCATAGGCCTGAAAAAACCGCCAGGACTCAAACCCCGCCGCCCCCGCCCCATAGGCCGGATAGCCGCAGAACCGCCGAATATCCGCCTTCTGCCCATCGGTGAAGGAAGCCGGAATATTGCCCGGCATCTCAGTACGTATCCCCGTCGCCCAGCGTAAAATACACCGTGCCCGTCCCCGTACTCAGCACCACCGCAGCATAGCTCACAAACGGCCCAGCTCCCACCAGCATCCTCGCCCCCGCCGGCACCGGCGTGTCAGACGTGGTGGCCGTCAGCCCGCCCGCCCCGCCCAGCCGGAAAAACGCCGTGGCACTCGTGGAATTATAAACCAGCACCGCGTTCCCACCGCCCACCAGCGCAATACTCGCCGCACTGGTGGTGGCACTCACATGCGCCGTCCCGGCCGGCCGGAATGGTTGCGTCGCACCCGTTGACATCGTTCCGCTCCTTAACCGATATGCTCGATCATCACCGCTCGCTTGTAATTGGCATTGGTTGCCGTTGGCACCACATTCGGCGTGGTCGTGGTGTCGGAGGGGGCACAGAACCCGCCAATCCAATACCAGCTCTGCGCGATAATCTGCTGCAAGCGGTCGATCGGCTCGCGCGTCACCATCGCCACGTTATCAATCACGTTCACCAGGCTGTCCTTCGGCGCCACATCATCCGCCGCCATGCCCGCAAAATCGCCCTCAATCAGCGCACCCTGCCCACAAACAATCGGCCGCCGTACGAACAGATTCGAAATGCTCGGATGGCTCTGCACATAGGCCTCCGTGGTCGTAATAAACCGCAACCCCAAAAAGTCACTCACCATCCCCTGCCGGAACACCGGATTGGACGAGGTCGCACCCTGAAACAACTGCTTAAAATCCGGATCGGAAAACAACTGGCGCGCCGAAACCGGATCGAGATAACAATTATAAACCCCATCCACCAGTGGCACCGCATTGCGCCGCAACAGCGCCACCGCATCCAGCAGATTGCCCATGCTCAGCGTATCGGTGGCCTGCAACGCCGCCGTCGTCAACCGGCTCGCCGGCCGTACAATGCTGCTCGCCGTCGCCGCCTGCACCAGCATGCCCACGGTCGCATCCGCCACCGTTACATTGGTGGAGAACTGCAACTGCCCGGAAATCCCATTCGGCGCCGTCGAAGCATTCGTCGCATCCGGCACCACATTCACCAGCGTGTAATTGTCGGAACCCACGGTAACGGTCAACGGATAGGTCGCGGAAACATTCTGCTGCACGCCATTGGAAAACGCCGTCTGAAACCCACGGATATCATCAACCTCCACATTCGGCCCAGCCGAACCCAGCGTCGCAATCACCCGCGTGTTGCCACCAAAATACGGTGCAAACAACGCATTGCGCGCCAGTTCGTCCAGGCTGCGCGCCGCCTGCTCGCCATTCGTTGCGGCATTCTGCAGAAACTGGCTCGCAATCCCCACCCGGCTCGTCACCATGTTGAGGTCCTGCGTCGCCGCATAAAAATTGAGCGAAATCG